CTATATGCTAGTTCTGTTTTTGGACGATCCATACCGTCCTGTATTGGCTTAAAAAAGAAAGGGTAATTAACTGAAATTGGAACTACCTTATCGGTAAACATTTTTTTAGCATCAGGACCTGATTTTGATAATATACCAAATCTACTGTCGCTTGATATTGTAGCTTGATTAACAATTTCTCCTGAAGACATAAATGAAAACCCAGAACGACGGTTTTTAAGATAACACATGCCGTAGCACCTGTTGTCTGCTTTGCAAGCCTCCCAAAATATAAAAAATAATCTATTAGCTTCGCGAAAATCTGGTTTACCTACATCAATTTTGCTCCACTGTAAATACATATAATGAGTTCCGGTTATATATGTTGGTTTATTATTGTTATAAAACCAAAACCCTTCATCTCTAAATTTAAACTCATTATCTATGTAATCATACCACTCTTCGTGAAACTCAGCCGGATATTCTCTCCAATCAAATACAGTTTTTATTTTATTTAATGCTTTAGGATACTCTGTAGATTCCCATTTGTTTGATTTAAAAGTAATTATATTTTCATCAAGCGGTAAGGCTATGTTTAAATTTTGTATTTGATAAATTTCACCAATTTTGCCGGTTTTGCTTATAACAACTACATCGTGCTCTTTATTATAACCGTACTCCCACTTTTTATACCTATTATTTCTGTCGATTACTTTTTGCTTAATGTGATCTTTTAATACTTTATATAAAGTTTGATTATACATTACTTAGACCTCCCTTCAGCAAATCCACGAAATGAAGAAGCTTTTTCTTCTTTTTTTTCTTTTGGATTTTCATTAAGCATTTCTTCTTCTTGTTGAATACGATGCAATATTTCAAAAGCATCAAACACGGCTAACTTTTTAGTAGCGGCAGCATTTTTAAGTCTGTCAGCGGAAATATCATCGCCTGAGTCAACGATCTTTTCTTGTGCTACCTTAATTAATTCCTCAACTGCTTTTTGCCCAGCTTGGATTATTTTCAATTTCGTCTCCTTGGTATTCATATTTAATTACAATATCATTTGATTTCATACAATATAATCGCTGATCATCTATAATAAAATCAAATTCGCCATACGGAGTATATCCAACTAGATCACCAGGATTGATTTTAAGCGCGTTTAAAGAACTATTGCCATACTTTAGTATACCAATAAGCTTTCGCTCTTTATCAAGCGTTAGAGAGTTGTTATTTTTAAGCGGCATTACAAAACATCTATCTCCAAAAGCTTTCCAATTACCAAAATCTCCATACATATAAACTTGATCGAGCGAAACAAAAAACAAATTATCTTTAAATAAAGACCTGCTATTTTTTTTCTTGCCACGAATATCATAAAACACTCTAAATACGTTATGATGAATAATAATTTTATCACCAACTTTTATATCAGTTTTAAAAGCAAGAGGAGTTGCAACAACTTCCGCTACATTATTTACTGATTTAAAAGATTCAATTTTTGTATTTAGGACTAATTCTTTGTCTCCAACCTTAATCGAATTATCATAACGATTATCATTATAAGGTTTGACAATAAAATCGTATAAACTATTCATTAATATTCTAAATCGTATTCAACGGAGATAGCCATGTTAGAATTAAATTTCTTCCATGGCATCACTTCGTTGTCTTTCTTTATATGAATATTGTATGAATTGTCGCTTTGATCAAAAAGAATATAGGCTATTTCATGTCCTCCATAAACAGTCTGGCCAATAGAGTAGTGCATGGCATCATTCTTATAATCAGCGCCAATGCTAATTTTCCGTATGTTCGACTGCATTAGATTCTTCTTCAATAAAAGTATATTCGCCTGTTTCTAAATCAACTGAAATACGTCCGTATTCTTGTTCAAGTTCTACTTTAACATCTTCAAGTTGTTTACTTACTTCAGCCAAATTATGCAATAGCGCGTGTTTTTGTGCTTCAATTGCCCCAATTTGACTAACTATATTGTTTAATAGACCTTGTTTTGATTTTACACTTTCTAAATGCTCTTCAGAAATTACGTTTTTGATTTTTTTTGTTTTTCCCATTTGATTAAATTTAATTAAATTATTTTGTTTTATTTTTGTTTAGATGCCCAAGATTCCATTCTTTTTTTCTGTTCTGCTTCACTAATACCAGAAGCCCAAGGATCCGTTTCTTGGGTTACTCCTCTTAAATTTCTAAATTCTTCTGGAACTGTTCCAAGATCTTCAGCCATTTTTTGCATACGGCTACCTTCAGCCACAGACATCATCCAAGATTTACCTCCGCCAGTTGCTTTAACTTCAACCATTTTTGGTTTTTTCTTATCATCGTCTAAGCGAGCTGGAGACACGAGGTCTGGTCTTAGTCCTCTTCCTGTTTTCATCATTGGGCCACGGCCCGGTTCTTGTTTGTAAGCCATTTTATTTTTTTTTGTAGGTTATTTTATAGTTATTTTCTTGAAAAGTGCAAGTTAGTTTGTTGTTTATAAATTCGTATTTTGTATAATAAATTCCATCTGTTGCTGTAGTGCGAGCCATAATTTCTTTGTCATTTTGGTATACTATAGCTTTAGGCGAAATTTCATTTGTTTTTGGGTGATACAAATATATTTTACTATTTTCTGTATCTATATGTAGTATATATTCTGTTGGCTCATAAATCCAATCACCATCAAATTTATTTTGCGAAAATAAAGTTGTTGAAAAAACAAAAGCTAATAATAAAAATAAATTTTTCATAATAATATATTTATATAAGTTACATATAAATATACTAATATATTATTACAATATTTACAAGTTAATTACTTTTTTATTATTATTTTTTATCTGACGATGTCCCGTAATAGTACGCGAAAATATTTGAAATTACTACCCCTTCTATCATACCCATCAAATGAACAAATAAATCATTTTCGGTTACAGAAGGAATATATACTACCGCATATATCATAAAAACAAAAGAAAGCAGCCCTACAATGCCTGTAACAAACATCATCCAATCTTGCCCACCCGCTTTTTTAATTTCAACTTCTCTTTTTCGTGCGCTATCTCTATCGGCAACTTCTATTTCGTAAAGCTCTTTTTTTAAAGCGGCTTTTTCTTCATTTGAAATAGAGTCATCTCCATCAATAAGATTTTTTACAATACCAAGGACACCTTTATCAGGAAGAACATCTGTAACTACCCCTGGCAACTTTTTAGTTAAAAACTTTCCTACAGCGGTTTCTTTAAATGGTTTTTTAGACATAGTCAGATACTTTATATGCTGGAATCTCCCAGGGCAAAGTTTTACTTCCTTCTTTTATTTTAGATCTTTTGTATGTTTTTCCGCGCCAGTATACATTTTTATTGTCATAATCAAGCTCTCCATTCTTAAATTGGTCAACATGCACTTTTTCGTGAGCAATAACTTTTTGTATATCTTTTTCGCAAAGCTTTTTATTTACGAGTATAACGCCATTTTTATTCGTTCTACCCATAACATCATTTTCTAAATCTACCATTCTAATAGGCGTATTGTCTACCACGTATGGAGGATTTATTTTAAAAGCCATAATTAGTATTTGCCGCGAACGCCTTTAGGGTTTGATTTTGTGCTTCCTCCTTTGCCGCCCCACAAATTTTTACAAGACCAATAACGGGCAGTTAGTTTATTTGTAGCTTCACTACATTTATGTCGAGCTTTAAAAGACTTGCGCGCGGCTGCGGAATAATTATGCCCATAATCCGTGTGCCCAAAATGAATAAGTTTTTCTTGCCCGTTTGCACAAGCTTTAACCATTTTCTTTTTTTTAGGCCTATCCGATTTCATCGGCTTGTTACAAGGCATTTTACTTTTATCAGCCATTATCTTACCATTTTACCACGCCCCATTGCGCGATTAGTAATTGGTGCTTTTAGTGAATCGCAGCCACAATAGTATTTGCTAACTTCCATTCCGTTTTTACCAGAACTTGAGCCTTTGCCCATTGGAAATCCGCTAACGTCTAAAGGCCCATCCCATAACGCATTAGCGCCAGTGATACCATTAGTTTCAATTTTTTTTACTGCAGGTGATGTTTCTTTTTTCATAGTTATAGTTATTTTGCCATTGATTTATCAATAGCAGCTTGTCTGTTTGCCTCATATGAGCTTAGTTGTCCATCTTTATCCAAATCACCTTTCATGTATGCAACACTGTTTTGGCGCATTTCAGGAGATCCGTACATGGCCATACCAGTATTAATAACGCCAGCCTTATTATATACAGCCGGGTTTGTAATTTGAGCAACCGCTGGTTGAGCAGGCATACCTGTTGTCGCCATTGGCGTCATAGTTGGCTGGACTTGCCGCTGCATCATCGGATTTATTGGTTCTCCAGTAACTGGATCAAATGCTAAATTGTTCATCTTGTTTTATCTTTATTTACGTTATTAACGGCAAACTTTAAAACGGTATCCGTATATGTTTGGCCTTTCATTATTTTATTACGTCTTTCGCTTGTCGGAATATCATCTTCTCCAAGCATTATTCTATATATTTTAGCACTTAAAATTTTAAACTTAAAAGATACTTGATATATATTATATTTTTGAGTTGTACGATTTCTATTACGCCACACAACAATCCATCCTTGCTTTAATAATTTATTCCATCTTCTATTATCCCAAGAATATGCATAAGCCCCGTCTTTAAAATCTTGTTTGCTAAAATATTCCATGCATTCAAGATATATGAGCAATTCTAAATCAGCATCATTAAGGTTGTTGTTTTTGCAAGCCCATTTTCGTATTGTTCTGTAATGTTTCAGTAAGCCAGATTCTTTTAAATCACTTACGTTTAGCCTTCTCATAAAACAACAACTATATCTTGCGCCTTAATAACGTGATAAATTTCTTTTTCAAATTCTATTTGGTGGCCAGCGTGCTTATCGTAATAAATAACATCACCTTCTTCTAATCCAACTATTTCATCTCCAGCGGAAACGATTATAGCTTTATGATACCTAATATCATCTTTATGGCTTTCCGCTAAAAGTAAACCACCTTTTGTTTTTGTAGCTTTTTTTTCTTTTTTAAGAATAACTAAATTTTTACCTATTGCCTTCATTGATTCGTAAGTTATTAATTACACAATCAGTTGACAATATTGTAGTTGCTACTGAAGCCGCGTTTTGAAGCGCGCTTTTTGTAACTTGTAGAGGATCAATAATTCCGGACTTAATCATATTTACCATATTTCCTGTAACCACATCTAAGCCTCTACCGCGTTTTGTTGGCATTGTATAATCTTCAATACCTGCATTTTTTAAAATGGTGTTAAATGGCGCCTTAATGGCTCTTAACAATACTTCTTCACCAATTGACTTTGGCTTTACATATCCTGAAGCATTAAGCAACGCAATTCCACCGCCAGGAACTATACCTTCTTTAATCGCGGCTTTAGTAGCACAGATGGCATCTTCTACCCTATCTGTTTTTTCTTTTAATTCAATATCAGAATTTGCCCCAACTTTTACGGTTGCAATTTTAGCCGCAAGCATTGATAATCGCTTTTCGAGCTTTACAATTTCATTAGGATTTTTTTCTTTAATTAGTTTATCCTTAATGTCTGATATAATATCTAAAACTTCTTGACTTTGCTGCTCTATTTGTAAAACAGTTTGGTCATATGTAGTTATAGATTTTAAACATGAACCTAAATGTTCCGGTTGAATTAAATCCATGTCGTCACCAAGATCTTCATTTATAATTACCGCTCCGGTGAGCATTGAAAGATCAGTAAGTGTTTGTTGTTTATTAATGCCATACGTGGGCGCATCAATAACATTTACTTTTATTGTGCCTTTTGTTTTATTCATTGCAAGAGCAGATAAAACACTTTGGTCCATATCCCCAATAATAAGTAAAGGCTTTTTATTTGTTATAACAAATTCTAATACTGGTTGAATTTGTCTAATTGTATCTATTGGAGATTCTACTAAAAGCACAAGCGGATTATCAAGTTCGGCCGCTTTCTTTTGTTTATTAGTTATAAAATGAGAGTTTTTTAATCCTTTTTCATATTGCACCCCCTCAATTACTTCTAATTCTGTTTTTGCTGATTGTGATGTTTCCATCATAACAACTCCAGTTTTATCTACAGAACGAAAAGCATCAGCAATTGTTTTACCTAAATCATTATCGTTATTTGTAGATATTGTTGCTATTTGATCAATCATGTTGCCTTCTACCTGAATGGCAACATCTTCTAAATATTTTACTACTTTATTTACAGCCGAATCAATACCGTTTTTTAGCTCTCTAAAACTAGCTTTATCGTTTACAGCATATGCTTCTTCTAAAATAGCATGAGCTAACACTGTAGCTGTTGTTGTGCCGTCTCCGGCTTCTTGTACTGTTTTACGAGCTGCTTCTTTTAATAGCGTGGCTCCCATATTTTCAACTGGATCCAATAAAACAATTGAATCAGCAACGGTAACTCCGTCTTTTGTAATTAATGGCTTTCCGGCATTGTCTTCTAACATCACACATTTACCGCTAGCCCCTAAAGTGGAGCTAACGGCTTTTGTGAGTTTTTCAATACCTTTAAATACTTGTTTCCTAGCTTCGTCGCCGAAGTTAAGATTTTTGACAATAGCGTCTGACATGATTAAATTAAATTAGATTATAGTAATTGTTACTTAAAGGTTTTTACCACCACGGGTCCTTTTGACAGTTCAACTTTTTTGCCGTAATGCTCAATAGATGCATCAATAGCACGTTCAGCTGCCTCAATTGTTTCTCGCCTTGTAACGTCCATCCAGTTATCACAGTTATGATCTTTTTCTGGATCACAATTGCAATTAGGATCTTTGTACTCGGTTTGATAGTACCCATTTGGTAATTGTACAATTCGCCAATTAGCTTTGGTTGCTAAATGCTTCCAAAATTCAATGGTCTCTTGGTTCACACTAGGGCTACTGCCCCAAGATGTGGTTTTGTAAAAAAATGTCATGGTTTTGGTTTTAAAAGTTTAACATTGGTTAT